ATAATGTATTTTTGATAGGTGTATGATAGTTAGAATTAGAAAGGAGGGAGACTATGGATAAGAAATTAATTAAAATATATAAGGATGAATTGAATAAACAAAATGCTTGGGTTGATGTTAATCAAAATGAGTTTAAGTGTGTGATGGATATAGCTTTGTATCATAACCTAGACCATTTAATACATGACCAGAAACATCAACATGGTATATGGTTGAGGGTTAAAGAGGAAGTGTTAACACAATTACTTAGCAGGATACAAGGAGAGGATGAATTTACTCTTCTATTAAGGGCGAAATTACAGGAAACAGGTAATAATGTCTTTGGATGGTGAGAAAGAATGAAAACAAAAGGAATGAATTTTATGGAAGCATGTAAGGATGTATTAGAGAATAGAACAGAATATACAAGAGAACGAGGTGTTTCAATTAGATTTGAAGATAATTGGTCATGGTATGGGAATGCTTCATTTACTGGAAGTAGTGAAGCATTATTAGAAACAAAAAATGAAATTAAAAAATTAAAAGAGAAGATTATTGAAGATTTAGAAAACATTCACCCTAATAATCCAGAACAATTTATTTTAGTAAATAAAATTCTTAATAAGAGGTTTGGGTTTTAAAATGAGTAATAGATATAATTTGAAAAAAACTTTAGATGTATTATATAAAAGGAAAAGAATGATTCTAAATGATATAGAACATTTAAAAAAAATAATTGATTTTCCAGATACTGAAGATGGTAAAAAACATTCAATAGAAACGTCATTAAGAATAGTAATGTTAAGGCAACAAGAAAGATATAATGAGGAGGACATTACTGAAATATTGGGTGATAATTAAAATGGGGCAACAAGAGATATTAGATATATTGGAACAACGTAAAGGAGAGAAACTTACTTCAACTGATCTTGAGAAGTTACTCCCTACCATGTATGCAAGTGTATCAACATCACTCAAGAAACTGAGACAGTATAAATTCATCAAACATGATAAGATGAAAATTAAAACTGCTCACGGTGAAAGGAGATTGTATAGGTATTGGGTTTAACTACCTATCAATGTTTACATAAGTTTATATAAGAGTAAGGTTTACTTATTTAAGGGAGAGATAATGAGATTAATAATAAAGTATCGGGATTTATTGTTCAGGGAAGCACCTTATAACATCATTAAAGTGATCGGTGATTCATCTGAATTATTATATAAATCAGAAATCTCTAAAAGGAGTGGGATAACTCAATGTCATACGGTCAATACAATTAATAGATTGCAAGAAGCAGGGATAGTCATTGTCCATTCTAAAGTAGGTAGGATTGTATGGATTGAGTTAAGTGATAAAGGAAAGGAATTATATGAATTTTATAAGAGGTTTTAAACAATGGTGTACCAACAACAAAATATGGAGAAAGTTAAATTGGACGTACAAGAAAATATACAATTAGGACAATGTTTCAACTTGGCACATGCTGAGTTATTGGAGAAAGGAATAATACCTTCCCAGGCACAAGTTAAACTGGAAGAGAGAACGATTAAACTATTCTTCATCAAGGAAAACATTAATATTAAGTTACAACTGGAGAAAAAGAAGATGGTTGATCCGTTACACTTATCAGCTAACAAAGATAAACCAGCCATCACTCAACTGCAACCTATTGCTAAGAAAGTTATGAAGATTTAATAATATTAATACACAGTAAACAGTACTTATAACTACGTGGTGAGACTATGCGTGAGATTAAATTTTCACGAAACATAAGTAAAACAACCAAACTTTCAGAAAGTGTAATTATATCCAATTACTATTATAGTGTTGGTTTCAAAAAATGATTTGGTTGACTGGCTGAGATTGTATTAAAATAACAACAATATATGTGAGGTGTAAAATGAAAATAGTTGTAGAAGATTTATGGAATATTAGAGAACACGGTGACTGGGATGAGGGAGGGGGTTTTTCTGAACAAGCATTAGGGGATTTACAAAAAAAATTAATTCAAGATGTAGATGAAGCAACAGAAAATATTGAAGGTAAGTTAGGTTATTTTGAAATTAAGAACCTTTTGAAAAAGAGGTTTGGAAAATGAAGAAGAGAGTTTTACTTAGTGGAAAAAGTATTAAATAGTTTATAAATAAGAGGAAAATAAGATGAATAGATTTTTTGAAAAGAGAATTTTAATAGAAACAAAAAAAGAAATAACAGAAGAATTAGAAAATGAGATAACTAAAACACTAGAGACAATATTTAAAAAACATAATAATGAATTTAGACATATTGTAGATTTCGAATTTGGAAGATGGTTTCCTATGGATTAAACTAAATGGAAATACGGTAAAATGGAACTAAGACACTGTAAAAAACACAACCAAATGACTTGGCATGAGAAAGATGATATAATTGGTTGGTATTGTATTAAATGTAATTTAGAAAAGATTACAAGAAGAAAATAACTTAATGGAAATAATGTTACAATGGTAAATAAATGCAAATGTTGTGGATCAATTATCAAACAAAAGGAAGACGAATTACATCCAATTGTTGAATTATTTGGAATATTATTAGTTGCTGGGATGTGTATTACTATTCCAGTATTATGTTATATTTATATTAACTAAGTGGAAAAGGTGTATAATATGGATTATGAAAAGATTTCAAAAGAAACATTAAATTTGAGAAATAAATATACTAATACAGAATTAATTGCAATAATAACTGATTTAAGTTGGTATATTAATAAGAAAACATAATGGAAAGTCGGTTACATGGAGGAAAAGTGAAGAAAAAATGATTGAATATATAATTTTGCTTTGGTTTATTTTTATGGTTATATATATCATTTATAGAGAAATTAATATATATAATAGACATCAAAAAGTTATCAATAAATTTAATAATACTTTTAGAAAGCTAAAAAATAATAATAAAGGTGAAAATGAACGAACATAAAGAACTTAAACAGATGTTAAAAAATGAATATTTCAAAGGTAAAAGAGATGTTATAGAAACATTAGAAAATAGTTATTGGAATAATAATAAATTAGGTGGAAGTATTATTGCAATGTCAAAAGAACAATGGAATAATTTCAAAAGTCAAATGTTAGAAGAGTAACTTTTTGGAAATAGTGTTAATGAGGAAAGAAATATGAAAATTGGAGATAAAATAAAAACACCAAAAGGTATAGGTAAAGTACATCAATTTGCAAATGATTGGGTAACTGTAAAATTAGAAGATGGTTCTAATGGTGTGTTTGCACAAAAGAAATGTAAAATATTAGTTTAACAAGCTGGAAAAAGTGTAAAATGGAAGAAGAATACAGAGAAAAATTTGGACTTTTTGAAGATAAGAAGTTCAAGTGTTATAAATGTGGAAAATCATATTGTAATGATTCAGATGCAGAGTGGTGTTGTAAGAAAGCACCATGGGAAAGATAACCTAATGGAAAGATTGATAAGCGAAAATAGAAAGAATAACATTTTCTATTTAAACGCAAATTATTTATAAATTAATCGCATTGGATCAGATTTAACAAAAAGTATCTTATGATTACATAAACATATAAAGGATAACGACTATATTATGGAGGGAGTAATATGAAAAAGTCAGATAAAACACCGGAAGATTTATTGAATATATCTTATAGTATGGCACTTCGTCATAAACAACACCCAGTATATCCAACAGTGGATGATTATGTCCAAGAGTCAATGGTTGCCTTGGAAGGGTTCAGTGCCGAGAAACATCCATTGAAAACTATTTATTATTGTCACATGAACACTTTCGCTAGGAAGTATATGCCTGAATATAATAAAGATATTAATAAGAAACCTAGCGAAGAGATGTACCGTGAATTACCTGATCGGCAAGAGAATCTTGTTGATAAGATAGCTTTGAAAGAATTCTTTAATTGGTTGCCGGAAGGGAGAGCTTATGACATGTTCTATCGTAATTGTATTCTGGGAGAAGGTATGACTAGTATCGCTAATAGTTATGGATTGAGTAGACAAGCTTTGCATGTTGCCAAGACTAAGTTAATAGTTAAATATCAAAAGGAAAAAGTGAATAGAAAATGAGTAATAAATTTGAAGAACAATTCCCAAGTTTAATGAGGAAAGAAAGAGATGGTGATTATACATATTTAGCGTCGGTTTATGATGATAGTATAGATTGTCAATGGATAAGAAAAGATATGGAAGGGTATGATTATGTTGATAAAGATGGTGTGCAAAAACATTGTCTTGATAAACAAACAGTTAGAGAAGCCATTAAAAACCATTTACTTATAATGCAAGATTTACCAGTTAATAGAAAATTTATATTTGGATTTATTAAAGAATTGGGGTTAGATAATGTATCAATTGAGAGAAGATAAAAGGAGAGCTTGGTTTCGTAGTTCATTAGCAGATTACTTTAGGATGTATGAAGCTAAGATGTATTTTAAACCAATGCAACAAAGGGTTGAGGAACAGTTAGTTACTCATTATATGAGGAAACCTGATTATGACAAACAATACACTAACCTACTCAATACACAAAGAAAGATTGAGGAGAAATTATATCTGAAAAATGGCAATCGATAAATATCTAATCAAGGAAAATAGACAGAGAAGAGGGAGAGATGCTAAACAGTTATATGACATCACCCAAGACTTTTCCTGGATAGTTAATGATGTTATTAAAGGCAATTACTTTGAACGGAAATATTTCAGTAAGGTTGCAAATGATAACCGGAATCGTTATTATCCACTTGATAGGGTATGGTACGGTAACGAACATCAGATACATAACTGTGCTTATGAAGATTATTTAGATTTCAAGAAGTCTAGTTTATTAGATAAGATTAAAAAATACTTTAAAGCTGGGAGGAATAAATGAGTGAATTAAAAACAATTAGGGGAAAATTATGTATGTATTGTTTTGGGGAAGGAGGAACAAAACCAGCATATTTAGATGGAGAATATAAATGTTGTACTCATTGTGACGGCACGGGTGTTGAAAATGGTAATAAATAATATAACAGCAATATTTCCATTGTCTAAGTATGATATTTTATTAATCAACGATTGTGATTGTACTAAATATGGTAATTCTAAAGCAAAATCAAAAAGAGTAAAATATAAGAGAGTAAATTATGATGAGTCTTGATAATGTAATAGTATCAGTTGGGAAAGTTATACCTAAACCAGATTATTTATTCAATATGCAATTAAAGATGGACATGAGTTATGTGTATAATCAATTGAAGAAGGAAGCTAATAATAGACCAGTTGAAGTATCTGAAGTTAATGTGTTCAAGAAGATGGCGTATCATTATGGCCTGACAATGAACGAGATGTATCAGAACATGGTACAATATGCAAAAGGTGAGGAACAATGAGAGAAATAAAATTTAGGGCATGGACAAAAGAAGATGAACAAATGTTATCTGTTAATCAAATAGATTGGACTGATGATAATACTTATATTTTTTCAGACACAACAGGGTATGACTATACTAAAGAAGATATTATTTTAATGCAATATACTGGATTAAAAGATAAGAATGATAAAGAGATTTATGAAGGGGATATTGTCATAAATCATGGATATTTTAATAAAGGCATTGTAAAGTTTGGTAGCTTTAAACAATCTGCACAATCAAAACATGATAGACCTTATTGGTGTCAAGGATTTTATGCTAATGGACAAGAAGTTAAATCATTATTAGGTATGAAATATAAATTAACTGAAAATTATTCTATTGAAAAAAGTGAAGATACATTAGAAGTAATAGGAAATATTTATAAGAATCCTGAGTTGATTAAGTGAAGAGTAGAATTAAAAGAAGAGAAGAAGGGATCAGGATGAGTCATAAACACGATTCCTTATGTAAACTATTAGCAAGGGAACTGGATAAGAAACCTTTCGTGAAATACACAGGTATCAATCTAATCTATTCCCTGGGTGAAGTGGATGTTAAATCATGGCAAGGTGGAAGAGTAGTTTATTATGAAGTGAAATCCAATCACACTTGGAAACAATATGCAAAAGCTAAAAAACAATTACTGAGATGGACTAAACATTATCATAATACAAGAAGAGTGGAAGCGTGTGGTGTGTATTGGACACCAACTAAGATTAAGTATGTTTGTCGTAACGGGATATTGAGATAATCGGGAAAGTTATCACTATCAAGTTTAAATAAAATATTATATATTAGATGTATTTATCTAATGTATTGGAGGGAACAATGTTAAATATAGGGCAATTAATGAAAAAAATTAAAACTGATAAGATTATAAGTTCTTATACTAACAAAAATAGATTTATTGAAAATAAAATATATAAGAAACTTAAAAGGATCAAATATTGTACTGTTTGTAGTAAAAAAAAAGGATTACAAATACACCACATATTACCAGTTAGGGAAGGTGGTAATAATTATGAAGGTAATTTAGTAGTGGTATGTAGGAAGTGTCATAGTAAAATCCATAGTAGTAATTATTCTGCATTTGTGATATATGATTATAATGAATTTAAAGATGCATTAAAACAAATGTGGTATTATATAAGAGATACTATTGAAATGAAAATTAATAATTGGAGGAAGAAATAAAATGGAAACATATAAAGTAATTAAAAAAACAATTGATGTACGAAGATACATTACTTTAGAAAGTGAGGCGGGGGAATCATTAAGTCAAAAAGAAATTAAACAAGATGAGAATGATGAATATTATCTAATAATTCAACCTGGTTTTATTTTGTATGAAGATGAATTACGAATTTTACATAATGAAATAAAAAAATTAAATAAAGGTAAATAAAATGGAAAATAATGTGAGTTTAACTGAAGAGAAAAAGAATAGTATTGTTCTGAAGAAGAATGTTAAGGGAGAATTTGCGTGGGATATTAAAGTATATTTCAACGATGATAAAGAGAAAGCAGTACAATTAGTCGAAGATATTAATATTGCTTTAAAGACAAAGTATGGGGGTTAGAATGGCTGAAGAAAAACAAAAATTACAATATGTAACAATGACATATGTTGGGAAAACTTTCACTAAAGATTTTGGTGAAGGTAACAAAGGATATAAATATCATTTCAAAGAGAATATGGACCAACAATATCCTAAGAATTTCTGGGGTAGTAACACTACTAAAGGTGCTGATATACTCGATGAAGGAAAAGAATTCACTATCGGGTTTGTTCATAAAGCTAATCCTAAAGGTGATAGTCCACTTAGTATGGCTAGGTTCTTTGGTGAACCACAACAACAATCAACTACACCAACAACCGATACTCCTACTATGGAACCAACACAAACTACTCCTGAAGTAGCACCAGGTAATGATATGACAACTGATGAGTTGGAGTTCTTCACCGAGTATAAGAAGAACATGCTCGAAGCAGGTCATAGTATAACTGATCTTAACTTCAATCATTTCATCGGTACTTATCTGATGAATGTTGAGAAGGATATAACGTATGGTTATGCACAGAGAATGGAGAAGTTCTGGGAAGACACAGTGGTTCCTAAGACACAATGAAGTTGGGTAACACTAACTTCCTTAATAATTCTAAAAAGGAAGGTAAAGATTCTTTTGTTTCGCCAGAACAAAAACAACTCAGTAATAATGAGAGTGAGGTTAAGCCTTCCTTTTCCTCTCTCTCTCCCACTTCAACACAAGGAGTGATCATAGAAGAGTATATGTCAATTACCACTATCAAAACTTATCCTAACGGTCAGAAGTTCATTGATACTAGAGCATGGTTTAAGGGCAAGAAGATGATGGGTAAGAAGAAAGGTAAAGGTAAAGTAAAGAAACAAATGAAAGTGGAGAAAGTTGAAGAGGTTGAATCAATTTGAGAGAAGAGATAATTAGATGGCATAGTGATGTAGTAGCGGAATACACACGTAACATGTTTGATACGTTATTATATCCTGAACAGATAACCACTTCTTCCATGAAAGAGTTCGAGTTGGAACCGTTAAAGGTTGATGAGGATGGGATACTTGCTAAGGGATATTTCGCTACCAAGGATAAGAAGAAATATTTCGTTCATGCGGATCATTACCCTTACATGCCTCTACGATTGAAACCTGATATATTGAAAGAGTATCGGTTCGGTAGTCAAGGGAAACAAGATGTTATCTATACTATCAATAAACCTATCCCTTTCAAAGTGTTACCTGACCATACAATGGAGTTTGATTATGTAGTTGATAACTTCCTTGATTTCGAGAGTAGTAACCCTAAACATTGGATCATGTTGAAAGTGATGGCTATCATGTTACAGCTAGGGAAAGGGTTTGTATGTTTAAGTAGTAACCCTTCTCTCGGTAAGACTAGTATCTTTAGTATGGTGCACGGACTCACTAATAAATGTCCTGTGTTCAAACCACGATCAGTACCTGGAGTACTTAACAAGATTAATACTGATGGGAACATGGTGTTTGATGAAGCTCACCAGTGTAAGAAGGAAGTACGTGATATCATGGAAGAGTTCTCACTTGATATAGCAGGAGGGAAATCTATGTATGTTAATGGTGCCCAGAAGAGTGCTAACACAAAGAATAATTATAATTGTTTCAATCAAAGTATCACTTACTTATATAATAACGCTGAATGTTATAAACAACCTGATAAAGTTTATTTCGATGTCAACTTCAAGAATAATGAAGCGATGGATGATAGATTTCTCAAGTTCAAGTTACAAGGTGAACTGACTGAGAAGTTCTCACGTGACTTTGATATAATTGGTGCAGCTAAACAATACGAATCAGTGTACAGGAAATATCTGAAAGAGTTTGCATGGTTACAACAACAGTTGATGAGTGGGAAATTGAAACGTAGGTATGAAGATAATTATGTTCCTACCTTGAAGATACGTAAGAAACAAACGTGGGACTTGTTAACGCTTGGGTTTGATATGTATGCTAAAACACAAGGAGAGTATGATGAATGGTGTCTGATCCTTATTAAGTGTAAGGAAGAGTATGAGGACATGGTGTTACATCTACGGAATGAGTTGAAGGTTGATAATGGTAAGTCTGTTGATGATGATGTCAAGCAAGAGACTATACAATGAGTATGGGACCTGAATACATTATAACAAGAGATTGTGTTAAGTATTTGAGGATTACTGATTACACGGAACATGCGTACAGGAAAGAAGTATTACTCGCTATCAATACCCAACGTAACATACAATATCTGAAAGAAGTGATGATATTATTTTTCAAGCATGCATGGGAGTTATCTCCTTTACAATGTATCATTGAGAGTGATAAGATCATTAAAGTATGTAGTGATATATATGATGTGTATGTTGCTTGTTATAATTATTTAATTACCCAGATAACTGATGATGAGAAGTATAAACATAATTGTGGGTATGCAAAAGTATATTTGAATTTGTTACATGATGGTTGGGATAAATTATATTGTTATGGTGAGAAGATGTTGAAGATGAATGAGATAGAGGTATGGTGAGGAAAATGGAGAATAAGAATAATTATATAAATAAAATTGCAAAATCAAATCATAATATTAAGTTTTTTTGGAAAAGAACAGGAAGTTGTGATTATGTTAAATGTCAATCTGCTTGTTGTAGATTTAATGTGCATAAATCTATTGAAAATAATGGTTGGAATAAAGATTATCATAAAATGAATGAGTATTCTGAAATGACTGTTTCAAATGTTCAAATAAGAAAATTAAATAAACATGATATTGTAATGTCTCCTAGGTTATGTCCTCATATTAAAATTGAAGGGGGGTGTAATTTACATGGTAAAAGAACTCAACCACATGTATGTAAATATTTTCCAATGACTCCAATTGATGGAGTTTATATTGCGGTTAAACATGTTTGTGGATATAAATTTAAGGAGATTAGAAATCCTAATTATAAATAAAAAAAAGAACAAGAAAAAGAGTTGAGTAAAAAATGAAAAAACCAAACATGAAAGATTGGGATGAACCACCTAAATTAGAACCAATGTTAAAAGATCTTGATAAGAATAGAATTAAAATTGAATCAAAATCAAGACAACCAGGAAAAGTTAACAAACATTTATTTGAGAAAAAATTCCCAAAATGGAATATGCTCATGGGATGTATAAAGTTTAATATATTAGATAAAATAAAAAATGAATTAGAATATTATAAACTAAGATGTGGATATCAATTACAAGCAATGGAAGAGTGTTGTCTGGATAAACAGAAGGTTGAAGAATCTATTAACAGATTAGGGGAATGGTATAGAATTAATTATGAAGAAAAAGATTGGCAAGAACAAGATGATTTTGAACCAACACCTATGGCGATGCTTATTAAATTAAAAGAAGAGTTAGGGTTGGAAGATGAGTGAAGAGAAAAGGATGGGGAATTATATAGATAATTTATTATATAAATCATATGATTGTTTTTTTGAAGCGTGTTTAGGAATTGATGATGTAACTCCAAAGGTGAAAAATGATGAAAAAAATTGATGAGGGTAGCTTAGTTCCTGCTTGGGAGAATGTCCCAGAAGATATAACACCATATGTTGGATTCGTTTATATCATAGAACATATAGCTACTGGTAAAAAGTATATTGGTAAGAAGATATTTGGGAATATTAATCGTAGAAAGTTCACTAGGAAACCGAATAGTATTGAAAAGAAAAGACTTGAACAATATAAGTATCGTGGGTATAATAGCAAACTTAAAACTAGAGCAGCACAAGTAAAAGAAAAGGCTAAGTTTAAAGGGAAGTATAAACAATACAAATCAGATTTATATCAGAAGTATAAAGGAGATAAGAAGACCATCATTGTTAGAACTGAAAGTAATTGGAAATCTTATTGGGGTAGTTGTGAGACCACATTACCTGATGATTTAGAGGAGTATGGGTATAACGCATTTAAACGTACCATAATAAGACTTTGTTTTAAAGCATGGGAATGTAGTTATTATGAAGCTAAGTTGCAATTTGACTATGGGGTGTTGTTATCTGATGATTATTATAATGGTGCTATTAGAATTAAATTGAAGAAACATAGGTGTATGATAAGATGATTGATAATAAATGTTATTGTAAGAATACCTGGAATAAGATGGAACATCACAGAGATACTATTATCTTACGATGTTGTTATTGTGGGAATGTTATAAGGAAATATAAAATGGAGAAAGAAGATGGAAGATAGATACACTTACAAAGGAGATGTTGTTAAGGCGTTGACAGGTAGGTTATACAGAGCTGTTGATAAGAAAGTGAAGAAGTGTTACAAGTTTCAGGGGTTCCTGAAAACAACACCACAAGAGTATAAGTATGTATGGGAGAAACATATGAATGCTTTGAATAGTAAAGTTGAAGGTAGGTATGAGATTGATAGTTCTTCTTTACGGAACGCATGGAAACGTGCCAGGAGAGAGATGGAACAATTAAATAAAGATACCATAAAGAAAGGGTTGATACCAGTAGGGAACATATTTAGAGCAGCTAATTAAATAGAGGGAGTGGGAACTTGAAAGAGGAAATTTGGGACAAGGTATGGGATGGTGTTAAACAACAAACTGAATATCTCCCTTTGAAAGGAGGTGTTAAAGTGTTCAAGATATTGTCTGTTGATCGGAAGATTAAAACGAAGAGTAATGATTATACTCGTGCTAGAGAGGAGTATCTGAATACTTTGAACAAGGAGAAAGGGATGACTGAACGGTATCAGATGAGAGGGATGAAGGTCAGGATATTATACTGGAACGGAAAACCTTACAAGGATATGGAAGTTAACACTAATATGTCTGAGAAAGTGTTCAGGAGAATTATATTGACACGACGGAGTATTAAACAGGAAGGGATAAACCCACCTGAGTATCTGGCTGTGTGGAAGAAGAACATGTTCACTGTTGTGTATGCGTTCATCACAGAGACGGAGTTCGGGAAGATAGATAAGTTATGTAATAAAGATAACTGGGAGAAGTTATCAAAGGCTATCTGTTGGACTGGTGCAAAGGTTAAGTTTATTAAGGATGAGTTCCTTAATTATTATAGAGGGATAGAAGAATGAAAAATATATTAGAAGAAGCTAATAAGATTACACATGGTGATAGACAGAAAGATTATGGTTCACCAAAAGATAACTTTGAACAAGTAGCTAAAATATTTAATTCAATAAGAGGATATAAAAGATTAAATGCGGAAGATGTTGTTTATGTGTTATTATCAGTTAAATTAGCAAGGGAACAACACAAACATAAGAGGGATAATATGGTTGATATTGCAGGTTATACTTGGGTATTGAATGAGGTTGTAGAACAATGATAGAAGTAAAAACAACAAGAGAGTTAATTAAATCAGAAGAGTTCGAAAATATAAGGGAAGAACTCAAGATGAATAAGAATATTATTGATGATGAAAAGAAAGCTTTGGAATGGTTTAAACCTAGCTTTTTAAAATCTCTCAGAAAACAATGGATTGCATTTGATGATATAACAACTAAGGAAAGAGTCTTTGTGAAACATATGCAAGATCATTTAGAGAATGATGATAGAGGGTGTGATGGAGATAAGATAACTCCAGGAGTAGTAGGGTGTACTATCTGTGGGAAAGATATAGATCAAATATTTGAAGAGGGAAAATGAGTATAAGTAGATGTGGAGAGTGTGAAGTGCCTGAGTTGAGTGCTAAGGTATTCATCGCTAAAAGGTATCATAAACAGATGGAAGAGTATGAACAGAAGATGGATACTGCTGAGAGATTATTCCTTAAAACTTACCAGGATATGTCTCCACAAGAAAGAGTAGTGTTCGCTAAGGAAGAAGGGTATTTAGGATAAATAGTTGCATAGACCATGAGATAGGGGTGATGTTCCCACCTCTTACATTTTTTCTATACCTCTATCCATGGGTGCAATACTATTTAACTTAATAACTAAGGAGACATAAAATGAAAGAAGAATTGGAAGAAATAACGGTGCAAGAGATTAATAGGATTGGGTATAAGATGGAGATAAACTTAGACACAGTATTACAAGCTAATAAGGATAAGGATGAACCTGAACTTAAATCTTATATAACTCTATACACAACACAATTACAATCATTTAATGCCTTTGTCAGAGAATCTAATATGTATCTGGGTGATCATAAGATAAAGTATTATCGGAATAAGAAAGATGATACGCTTAGTTATAAAGCAATAAAGATACAACGAGCAGGGTTTTTAAAATAAGAAAAGAAATAAAAATTCATTGTTGAAGATTAAAATGGAAAGAAAAAAAAGACCGGAAAATAAAGAATATAAAGTATGGTTAAAATTATTAGATGACCATCCTGAATTAGAATATATACATAATACTTATATAGGTATTAGTTTTTGTAATCTCATTGAACAAGATATAGATATTAAAGTTATGTTGACTGGATTAAAAAAGTTTGAAGAGTTTTTAATATTGAAATATACCAATGGTAAAGGTTTGCCTAAACCTAGTTGTAAACCAAGATGTGTAGGACAATAAAATAAAAAAAATATTAATACCAACCTTTAGTTCGCATGAACTTATCAATACTTGTTAAGATACCACCAGTCAATACTAAGTATGGTGCTATTGTATGATCACCTGCATAAGCATACACTGCTGGTAACTGTGGTACAACAGCTCTCAAGAATCGTTTACTGTAATACCATACAGTCTCGTACCATTTGAAATCTTCTTCTTTATCTTCTATCTTTATTGTATTTACCATTTATATCATCTCCATCATTTTATTTATCATCATAAACAACCAACCCAGTAAACTAAATATAACTGTAAGTAACAAACCTATAATAACACTAATCACTTTAAAGGCTCCTTCAGCTCTCAGGAATCTAGTGTAGATACCTGGTTGACCATTATCTTTTAAAGGTTTAATCGTTGTCTTAATATAAATCATATCTTCTTTTGTCTGGGTAATATGTTTTTCCATTTTAATCATCATGTCATGTATCAGTTCTATCTTATCACCCTGAGTACAATCACATGGTAATGGTTTTACTTTGTCTGTCATTACTATCCTCTCCTGTACCTTACATGATTATTAAGTAAGGTTTATATTTATTGTTAGTGAATACTTTATTAGTTTGTGGTTCTATATAATGGAATCGCATGAACTTATCAAGGAACCCATTAAGGGCATGTTTACCTTGGGGAGTATAACAAAATACTAATGCAATCGCACAATCACTCTGGAACTGACTTGCTAATGCCTTGAAAGCGAAAGCGTAATCTTCACAATCATTAATCTCTGCTACATATCTACGTAACGAGAACACGTTCAATATAAGTAATTTGTTCAATTCTTCTTTAGGGATTAATTTCCTACTGGCATCAGTCACGTAAATGTTTGCATCAGGAAATAAGTTTCCTAATTGTTCAATTAACATGTTATAACTAGCTTTATACTTAGATTGGATAATGAAATGTTTCTTGAATCCTTTCCATATATCTTTTATCATTGTCATCATCTCATGCAGTCTTATATTGTATCGATAAACTATCTATCTGGGTAGTACTATCATTGAATATAACTTTAATTTTAATATTACTACCTATAGCACTACTAATCTCTTTATTACTATTATTATCTACTTGTTGCCATGATACTCCATCATTACCAGAGATATAAAATTTAGCTCCTGTTAATGTCTGACCGATAGCGATCAAATAAATTTCAATTAGATTAGTTGTTAAAGGCCTATTATCACTTATCCAAGTACCACTACTACTTGTAGGTTTCAATACACCATCAATTATTTCCGTATTAGTATGACTACCACTATCCTCATTGAAATAGAAATTATATGTGTTCTCCATTGCGTAAGGATTACTATTAGTACTATTCTTTTTATTATCGGTCTCGATTAATTTAGCTATTACATTACTGAAACTACGTTTCTCTTTATTAACCTTGACAGTTGTTGTATACCCTCTCACTACATCATACTCATGTCGATAACTAATGATTGGATAGTTACCAGGAGGTACATTATTCTGTGGAGCCGATAGATTAATATTATCACCTGGTTGGATACTAGCTAACATTAAACTAGTCATGTCACCTGTTAACGGAGGGTTCTTATTTCTACTCAGTAAGTAATCAGAATACTCCTGTGCTTGTGTCTCATCAACAATATTATTATCATTGATTACTTGTTTACGTTCACTGTATGTTGTGATTGAAGTTTGATCTTTAGCAGATTTAATTATCTGAATCCCATCAACCATTGCTCCGTAAACTACGATCTTATTCTTGACGAAAGTAATATCTTCAGCGAACTCATCTATACTTAACATATTATAATTATGCACTATCGCTTCAGTATTATTAATTCTACTATTAACAGCGAAGAAATGCCATTCATCATCATGATCTTTATACGCATCAAACACAGCACTATCACATAATTCCTTCACACAATCAAGGAAAGGTTTCTCGTACCAGTTAACAGTCATTGATACAGTTGATACATCTATATTAGTTAATGTTGTATTGTCTGCATAAGCATTAATTAGATCAGTGAATATTAACGAACATTCTTTAGTGGTAGCTGAGTAAGTAACAAGCTTATCAATCTCTACTTGTGCATTGGCCCGACCAGTTACTGTCACTTGATTATTATTATAACTAACCTTTTCTATATATCCTTTGAATCGTTTATTAGTAGCAGTAGCTGCATAATCACAATATAATTCAACCTTCTCTTTTCCGGTCCAGATATCAGTCCATTGTTCTTTATTATTCCATACGGTGAACTTGAAATTACCTATTGAAGTAGTCTTCCCATCTTCAAATTCCCAGTTAATAGCTATAGCAGTTATATCATCAATAGTACCATCTTGTCTAGTAATTAATACTTTCGGCTTAGCAGTATATTGAGGTGGTATCCAATGCCATACTTTAGTTTTTCTTGTACTATGTCTAACCATATTATATCTCCACTACATTAATAGTACTATTATCACATATGTCGCAATCCTGACAACAAGCTCGTAGATACCAGTAAGGATTCCATAAGTACCAAGTACTATAATTACATTCGAAATCAGCCCAACTATACATATCGATAGTTGATTCGTAAATAACTCCAGTCTTATAATCTATCCATGTATCAGCTATTAATAATTCACCAGTACTTTTATTATTAGTGAGTGAGATTGTATCATTAACACAACCAAACGATTCATTAATGAGTACAGAGAAATTGAATGTTTTCCCTCCGTACGCTTGTGAAGTTATATTAAGTATAGGTCTTGTTGATATCTGTCCATAAGGTGTCACGTTCTTTTGAGTAGGGCCATCAATCGGTATGAATTCCATATATTCTATATTATCAGGGAATGAATAATTCCAGTCACTGTAATAATAAGTTATGTCATAAGATGTATTCTTTGTATAATTAACATCATGTGCTAAGACTGTATAAGTTTTATTTCCTCCTCTATAATCATAATTAAGATTATTAATCTCAAAATTCCCTGCTGTATCTGATCTGATTATGATTGGGATAATTGTTTCATCATTACTATTATCAAGGAAATCATAATGTCGACAGTATAATCAATATTAATATTATTAATCTGAATTATCCCTCCTATATTAGAATAAACATACACTGGCACATTACAATATCCATGTTCATCAGCAACACAATTAAATAAATAAGTTTCTAATTGAGTACTGAAATCATTTATTTCTTCTTCATCACTATATAATCCTGTATAATCCCATTCATTAACACCATCTAATTCCCCTATCTGAATCCATGGATCAAGTGTGAAACTTTCCCACCATACCTGTGAATCATATACTGTGGCAATATTCAAATCTTCACAATTAATTGATGCACCACTTCTCACCCATTGTCTTGCCCAGAAAACATTACCGAATCCTATCTGTACTGGACAACCAAAAGTTGTATAATCACCATCTTTAATAGTATCTCTACCGTGTGCGAAACTTGTATCACTCTTACTATAATATCCGTCAGCTCCATTATCTGTTGCTATGTTAACACCATTACATTTAGCTTCAACTGTTGATGTGGAACTACCATCTATTCCTTTAAAAGAAAATAACATCCAATCATTACTAGCATTTATACAAGCACTACTAGGGGTGTAATTTGTAACAGTCCCTAAACTATATTCCCAGTTAACAATAGTTCTATTTTTCTTTTCATAATAAGTATAAAGATAAATGTCTTGATTATTATTATCATCAACAGTCCTGTTATCTGGTTCAACTTGAAGATAAGTATAATTATAACCAGTGATATTGAAAGTAGCGGTTTGTACATCTGTGTTCTTGGGTAGTTTAAAATATCCAATTAACGGTGTTTCTTCATCAGTGAAAGTTACATTCATTGAAGTGGAACTATCTTCAAACTCAACCAGTGTACCTACCACATCACCTATATTATTACTGAGTGTATCATTAATATATATCTTCACATTGGAAGGATATGTATCATTATCATCGAGAGCAGTTAGATATAAACTAAGATTTAATACTTCAGCATATTGATGAGATGTTAGATTAATAGTTGTATTGACAGGGATAGTAAGAGAATCATCACTAAGATACCAATACATTGCTTCATCATAAAAATCATATGTCCCTAGAATAGTCGAGATTATTTTAGAAGGACCTGTTGTAGGATTACAAGATATCTGTGTAGCATTAACTGTTTGACCATTATAAAGAGTATTAAGGAATATACCTACTCTGAACTGTAAAGGACTATTTAGAAAACAAGCTTCAGGGATAGTATAATTTTGGAAAGTAGTACCTGTCTTTATCTGGAACAATGAATTCCTTAATGCATCAGTAGGTTTAGTATAATTAATATATATAAATCCCGGGTCACTTATACCTGTCTGATAAGCAAAAGTTGAATAATTACCATCATATGAGTTACTTCCGTTAACTATATTAGAAGCGCCCACATCAATAACTAAATAAGGATTACCTCCTGTGTAACTAACAGCACCACAATCATATGATAAATTAGCAAACTCCTGATAACATACTTCTCGTGTATATTGTAATTCATTGAAATAATCCATACTTAGATTGAATATTGTTGTGTTAACTGCACAACTATAATTAGTACCATAAGTAGTATGATTAATATCAACACATACTATGTAACCTGTATCTATATCAGCATCAATCAATATCTTACTACCTAGTTCAGCAGTTATATTCTTAGTGAAATCTGATAAAGATAGATTAATAGATATTGACGGAACAGAACTAACATTAATTTCTCTAGTTATATTAACATTAGTAGTACCATCCGTTCCATTCATTGTTATATTATGCATACCTACACTTAATACTGTTGAATGAGTACAAGTCCAAATAGTCCTTGTTTCTGAATTATTAGTACACGCTGTTGTTCCATTGATATCGAATGATGTTGCTGCAATATTAGTCTTTAATTGGAAAGATGGGGTTGTATCAGTTGTATTACCAATTATACCTGATAGAGTAAGATTCTGGTCAGGGGATGGTGATATAAGTAATAATTCAGTTATATTTAATATATCTACTGAAAAAGGATATTGTGATCCATTATCTGAATTATATAAATCATTTATTTTAGTAGTAGTTAAATCTGTATAAAATGCAGGTTCATCAATGTTTCCTACCCAATCTCCTTGAACTCCACCAGTAACTCCAGCAGCACCAATACCTAAAGAATTAATACTTGTCCATTCAGTAATTCTATTATTAGCTCCATTAGTCATATTTGTTTCTAAATTACTATTTATTTGCATATCAATATTTGTCCCATGATAACGAATAGCAATAAAATTCCATGAATTCTGAGTTACAGTATTTGTTGTTACTGTGGCTGTTTGCCATGAATTAGAGATTTTATTAATACATCTAATAGTGTTATCCGCTTGAACATTACAAAAACCATAATTTGTACTATCTATCCCATAACCTAAAAAAGCTTTACCAGTGGTAGTTGGATAAAACCATCCTACGAAAACAATGTCACCATCTTGACCAACACCATTAACAATACTTTCAGGAATATCATGATAATCATTACCATCATAAATATATGCATTAACAATTTTACCTGAAGTTGTAAATGTTGGATCTCCTATAGCTGAACCATTATTAGAACTATGAGCATCAGGATAACTTCCATTCGTATCTGCTTTATAATACGATATTACATCACTTGTAGAGATATCAGCATAACCAAAACTAGATAATAATATTAATATTAATACTAATAAAAATAATTTCTTCATTTTAATTTTACCTCTATTTTATTAGTATATTGTAGTTCAATACAATCAGATTCACCACTTGTACAAATACCATCACCATTACTATCAGGTAAATCTATACAATTACCATCTTCCAACTTATCACACCATTTATCACAAGCATTATTTTTACATTCAAACCCTTCTTTTTTATAATTAAATCTATCCTCTGCATATTGTATATAATCAGAATTTTCAATCTTTTCAATTTTAATCTTTTGTACTTTTTCAATATAATCAATCACTTCATAATCATTACATTCTTGAGTTATTAAATAACAACCAGTTATATTACTAATATCATATTTATCATCACATTTAACTTGCTCAGATTTATTAATACAAATAGATTTAATCTTAGTATGTTCTATCTCATCGAAATATATCACTTCCTCTGTATCAAATTTATATATTGGTAATGCTTCACCCCATTCACCTTCTGGATTAATACTCCAGTTAATTATATCTCGTGGATCATACTTCTCAGCTATAAATCTAAATTGATACTCTTGTCCTTTATTAAGTTTTAAAGCATACTTAACAGTTTTTGACCATGGTTTAGTTAAATCAAGTGTCCTCCAACCTGTACCCCAAGTACGTTGTAATTTAATAGTTTTAATCGGGGGAGTAGTTTCTAACCACTGACTATCTGCTTGGATATAAATAGTTTTAGTAGGAGTAGCATTGAAATATAAATAACATAAGTCTGAAGAAGTCCCAGCACAATGTTCAGTATGACTATAACTAGTGACATTTAAAGCACCACTTAAAGCAAGATAAGTAAATAATGCTATGATTGGTATTCCAATCCCAGCAGATACCTTTATGACACGTTTAAATGTCCAGTATGTACTTCCCTTTTCCATTATAAATCTTCTCCCACTATAACAGTGAATTTAATACTGTAAGAAGTTATCTCATCCTTATCATTAACTGACCAAGTAATCTCGAACTTATCACTATTACAAAGATAGTCATTACCATCCCAGTTAATAGTGAAAGGATCACCTATGAAGAACATAGTTTTCAATACTTGTTTCATGTCATATGCATCAGTTATAGTAACCCCACTATAATTCTTACTACCTTCTAAAGATCTATTAACACTATCCTTTCCAATCATCCCATCGAAAGTTAATCGATGTTCAGCTTTCAATCCCAGATCAATAAATTGTGTTGTTACCTTAGGATTATCATAATCACGGTTTGCATTAGTCTTAGGAGTAGTTAATAGTTTAACTTGTTTAGTCCAGTTCTCTGTTACTCTAGTAATCTCCAGTATAACCTGGGCACTTGCTTGTGTTAATTTTGCATTGTCTGGTATTGTTGTCATTCTATTCCTCTAATATAACGGTATCGGTGCGAACAAAGAAATCTTTTCAACTCCTTCATCTATCCCTTTCTTAACAGCTCTAACGATACTATCACTGTCAGTTGCATTAACATTAATACTATTATTAAGCGTGATTTTATCTTCTGAACTACCTTTCTTATTAACATAATTAATGAGTGATTGAACGGCACTAGGTGAAGTTTGTAATGCTGATGAACTTGTATTAGGAACACTAGTACCACCTCTTCCTCGTTTACCTATCTTAGCCAGTTCATTGTTAGTTTCAGTTACATATCTTTTGGTAGCATTAATCATCTCTTCATAAGTACCTGTTTGTGCTGCGTACATCTCTGTATAAGCTGAGAATGTTGAAGTTACTGCCTGTCCATTACCATCCTTCATATCAGCTATTAATTGTGCATTAGACTTACTCATATTAGCATTACTCTGGTTTACCTGGTCAGTCACTTCAGATATTGAATTCATCTGTTTATTATTTTCTTCATTAACTCCATTAGTAAGATCTTGCCATTCTTTGTGTGCATCGTAAATCATATCACCTAATTTATTAATAGTCGTATCAGCAATTCCTGAAGCAATTCCCCATGTCCCAAATGGATCTAATATAGGATTACTTGCCATAAAATCAATAAAATATTTAAGGGCTTCAACTGTACCCCTTATTCCATTAATCCATGCTTGTTTAATATTTAATATCCCCAGTCGGATATCATCTTGTTTAACATATATTAAAGCTAATACAGCTACTACTCCTAGTAAAGCTACAGCCCATAACCCAAGTGTACCTCCTGTAACTGCAATTCCTAAGAATCCAAATGCTTGTATGACTGAACCAATACCAAGCCCTAACATCCCTATCATGAATAATGCTGAACCTATCGCTACACCAAATAATACAAAAGAACCAACTAACTTCTTCGTATCTTCATCCCAGGTTAATACCCATTCAAAGAATTTCATGAACACACCAAATAAATCTTCCATGACTGGTAAGAATGTGACTGATAATAATATACTCCATAATTCGAATATCCCAAACAAGTCAGCTGATGGTCGTAGTAATCCTGTGAAGAAATTCATCACACCCATACCAAAGAACATCACTCCTAACAATTCCATTCTGAACCCACGCAATCCATGAGTAGCCATTCTAATCTTGTTAGCCATCCTACCCATACGAGTTTGAAATACGCCTCCTTGTTCATTGAACTTCTTAAACTTCTCTTGAGACATCCCCATAGCACCACCAAATGAATCATAATTTTTACGTAACTGTTCAACTTCCAAAGCTTGTTTAATCATTGGAGTTGTAGCTTTCCGCATCTCTTTAGACATTTTTCCGATACCTTTTCGTACTTCATTCATCCTATTATTCATTCTAGTGAAATCTTTTTGTCCTTTCACTACTGCTTCAAATATTAATTTCTGTACTACTGTATCGCTTACTACCATTTTCTTTTCACTTATACGCTTCTCTTTCGGTGTCTTTATCTTTACCGATATAATGTAATAAATTACATAATGTCACATGAGGAAGTTTACGGAATTCTTCCAAAGGAATCCAACCGTACGCTTTCATTAAAATATGATGATTGGCAATCATAACCTGATCTTCGTCATCTTCAATAACTTTACCACGATTAATCCTTCCTCTTATCTGATTACCCAGTGTCATTATTGTTTAGCTTTTATACGCTGAATAGCTTCTATCTTCCTTTTAGCCCTGGAATCTTTATCAACACTACCACCACTATTCATTCCTTGAATGACTGGTAATAATTGCATGAGATATTTCCCTGCGAAGGTGTTTAATTCTTCAGGAGGTTCATTAGGGTATGATAATTCTAAAGTGGCAAGGACTACCTTCTTAATACTCTCTGTTGTTTTATCATTGAAATTTTTATATAAACTTTCCACGTCAGGTTTAGGATTACCTTCCTTATCTTTAAGTTCATTCCCATCAGTATCCTTTAATATCTTGGCACCACTGAAACCTTTATTGATATTAAGGAAATCACCACTGAATTCTATACCTAACGGTTTAAGTATGAACTCATCACCATTAATAATTAATTTCTCTCCTTCTCCTATATGTTTACTAAACTTTGAAATTTTCTTCACGCTCCGTTCTATTCTATTTTTCTAAGATCAATTATTGATAATTGACCATTTTGTTTTTCTATTCTTAAAATTTGTCTATCTGCTAATCTATGATGATTAGGACAAAGACAAATTAAATTATTAATACTATTATTACCACCATTTTTAATTTGTTTAATATGATGGCAATCAACACCCCACTTCCAACCACAAATTTCACAAGTAGGATGTGATTTTTTATATGTTGATATTATTGAATAATAACCATGTCTTAAATTATTTTTATTTCCAAAAGGTATATTATCTTTTCTTAATTTAACTCCAATTCTTTCCAATCTTTGTCTTACACCTGTCTGACTTATATTTAATATTTTTGCTATTTTTTTTGTTGTATATCTTCTAACCGTATAATATCTAAATACAATATCATCAGTTATTTTTCTTTCTTTTAAATTTTTTATTTTATTTTTTTCTTTAAGTGTTTCATATTTTATTGAATCATAACAATGACTACAAAGACCAAATGCTCTATGCGGTTTACTTTCACCACATCCTTTACAAATTTTAATTGGTCGTATATATTTATTAATTCTATTCAACTCCTTCTCTTTTCTTTTCCGTTTGCCATTATCTTGACATCTTCTTTTGTTTCTTTCTTATTAAGTAATCCCTTAACAAGTTCTAACTCATTACGTAATTCATCCACTTGTACCTGTAACTCTTCATACCCAATAGGTGTCATTCCTCTGAACGTATCAGTCACATGCTTCAAACAATGCCCATAATCACCTTCAAAGTAATCATTGGCATAATCAATGAACCAAGTCTTAGTATGTTTAGGTACTCTCGCAATATGAATACTCTTGTCTATCTTTCCTTTAATCTCTTCCACAAATTGTTTTTTCTGTTCCATTATTATCATCTCAAAATAAAAAATAAAAAAAAGTAATTACATAGCACTCCATTCATTAGCACCTGTGTAATCTGTTTTAACGGGGATAGCTACAGACTCAGTTGATTCTTCCTTGTAATTACCATTCCCAGTCTTACCGAAAGCAGGACATTTGAAAGTTACTTCAGCAGATACATTCTTATCATCACTACTATGTTGGAACTTAGTCATGAAACAATTCTTAGCAGTAATACGCCATGCCTGTTTATCTTCAGTTGTTACTTGACCAGCAGTTATTAAAGTATTAAAGTCTTCAGCCCAAGTAAAGATTATCTGATACTTATTCCTATTACGAGTAGTTAATACTTTAATCGGATCAGTTGCATCAGGTGTATCTTGTGGGTTGAATAATTGAACCATACCTTCGGCACCTACCTTACAATCGATTGGATATACTTTAACAGTGAATTCCAAATCAGTTTGTGGTGTCCATGAAGCTCGTCTTCCCCCATTAGCTAATGCTTTACCTTCTATATCTTTTGTCATGTCAGGGAAAGTAGTTATTTCATCAGTGATCCCTGCATATTGTATCTCTGAACCATCCAATGCCTCAACACTGAATAGGAATGTTTCTTGCCACATATCTGGCGGACTAGCAGTCATTTTATATCATCTCCATCTTAGTTATTTTTTTAATCTTCTTTTTCTCATCAGGATTCAAACAAATGATTCCTACTTCTTCTAAATCTTTCCTTACTCTGTTCAATATGATTATTTTACCTGGAATGAAAGTGTAATGTTTACCTTCTTCCTTCACGGTAATTATACTTGTTCTGTGTGTTGCTTTATGTTTATACATTGTTAACCTCCAATCGTTATCTTCATTATCATTCGATAACTCGTGCTTATGCACTCTTAACTTCTTTCATTAATCTTGACATACCTTGTCTTAATAATCGTTTACTATTACGTAAACCTTGTGATACGGGCCTACTTATCCATGGGTGAGGAGTTACATAGATTGCTCCACCTGTGATCCCACCACGTTTACCTGACCTTATATATGACTTCCCAGCTCGTGTCTTGGTAAGATGTCTTTTACCATTCCGCACAATTGAATGTTGCCTAGCCCATTTAGTTATCTTCCTACCACGTTTCAATGAAACATAATGAGGTTTCATACTATCGAGTGCTACACCATAACCAATCACTGATACATTATTAATATTACCACGCCTATCAACCTTCACACTGTTAGCGATACTACTCCATCCTTGTCTGTTAGCTTCATTGGACAGATTCTTTTTAATATGATGACATACTTTATTCCCTACGTCACCTAACATTGATTGTACTTTCCTACTACCAAATGTCTTGATTAAAGGAGTCCATTCATCCTTCTTAATATGTAACTTGAATACCATCATACACTCACTGTTATCCGTGTACCGAAAGTAATCTCGAGTGTTGTCTCGTGTAATAATTTCTGATTGATTAAAGTACTATCTGTGTTAGTAACTGATACTTCTATATTAAACATGTTATAATTACGTAATGATTGTTTAATGGTTGCATCATTTAAAGTTTGAAATATATCATCTACTATCTGTCTCATGTCAGTAACTCCTGCATCAACACGAGTACCTGAACTACCATCTTTAGTTGTTCGAACAATTACATTATTAGTCCATAACATATATTGTGATTTACTATCAGCTGATTTATTAAGTGGATAAGACGGTTTGAAATCTTCACATACTATATAAGGAATACCATCAAAATCAAATGATTTCATTAAAGGATCGGAGTCCCATACAAACTTTCTATCACCTGTATCATCTCTTGGATCAGGGATATTAGTTCTATTATCAAGGATTGTAAATATATTTATAGAAGGTTGACTGTATAAATTTGTGTAATCTATTCTTGTTGCTGTCATATTCCTTTTTCACCCACAGGTTACTTACATAATCAAACCACAGTTATCTTATGTGTTACTCATTTGCCATGATCTATATCTGTTAAGGATACGGTTAATTTCTTCCGAATCAACATCTAATAGTTCAGGGTTATAATCATTCAAACCAGTAGCGTGTGATTTACGCACACTAGCCTTCATTAAATCTCTACTTGCCAAAGCAAGACATAACCATCCAATATCATCAGGGATACTACTATGGCCTGTTAAATAATATAATTTTACTCTATTAGGTATTATTGGTGGATTGTTACTTCCGTAAGGATCAGCGATATATCTATCTACATAAACATGGAACCTACCTTCTTCCAGGGCAACATCAAATTCAGTTATCTCTGATATAACATTCCAAGTAGGATTACTCCCTGGACCAGTTGTACTTATCTCAACACCATAACTGTTAACCTTATCATTATCATCATGTGCCAATACATCTGTGCAACCTGTGAAAGTAGTTGTTGTTTTACCTGTGTAACTAATCTTATCATTCCCTATGAATAGGTATCCTGAAGTAGGAAATCCTTGGGTTGAATCAACTGTTATAGTTGTATCATCAATAGATACTTCACCATTAAGTAAAGTTGAAACATTAGCAAGAGGGAATTTATCAGCCATGTAATCCCTGTTAAAAGCCCCCTTACCTCTATGTTTCTCTTCGGTTACTTGAGTGTAAGTAGGAGTAGTAATTGTACCACTCACAAATTTATTATTAGTTTCATTATTAATCTTTGATTCGCTTCGATCTAAAGCATCTTGTAATTGTGTATCAGAGAAAGTTGAATCAGAGTTATTTAAACCCATGAAATTCTTTAGTTGAGTTGTGTTAGCATAAGTAGCTGCATCAATTGTACCAGCATCAAATTGATACACTACACCTATGTAGAATGAGTCGTATATCTCATTAAGGAAAGTTATTACATTAGTAGTAGTATTATGAGTGAAATCAACTGTCGGAACAAGAACATTATTCTGTACGTATAAAGTAAGTATCTCATTATTATTCCCTGAATTCTCAAGTGCTAATGTTCTGTCTGTTGCACCATCAGAACCAGTGCAATCCGAACCCCTACTATTTTGTACGACTATTACCATTTTTCTTATATTATATATATGCTTTACTGTTTTATAAAGTTAACTATTTATTGCCAAATCATATTTATTCCAGTGTCAAGTGTAATATTACATCCTGTTGTTCCTATTAATAATTCATCTATATTCGTTAAATCACCTGATACAGTTAATGAACCTGTGTTAATAGTAGTGAAGTTCTCTCCTCCAAAATCACACACTGATATATCGCAGTTCTCTGAACAATCAATAGCATTTGCTGCTTGAATACTTGAACAATCACAAGTATCACCAACTGGTGCTTCCCCTATTGTTCCATTCATTATAATATAAGGTCTCCCAACTAAGAATGTGAAATTATCTTCATTAGTTTGAACAGGTCTACCTATTATAAAATCATAAACTGTACTGGCATTTACACTAATAATGATCAATGAAAAAATTAAGATTGAAATGATAAATATTTTCATCTAACTCACCACTGGTTTAATATCAAAATAAAACCCATCATTTATATTTGAATCTTTAACAATAAAATCTAAATAAATCCACCCTGATCTTGCTGGAGTGAATGTTACATTAAATTCTTGCCAAACATCATTAGCAGAAAATTCTTGGGTTGAATTAATATGAATTCTATTTGGTAAACTACTTTCATTTAAATATGTAGCTCTTAAAAAAAATGTACTATTATCTGGTAATGTAGCCCAACCAAATGCTCTAGCCCACATACTAATAGTTATTTCTGAAGTATCATCATTCCACATTTTAAAATCTCCTAATTTGTCATATGGAAAAATATTCCTATCAATATAAGAGGCATTTTTTCTTGAATTACTGGTAGTCGTCATTTTTAATGATGAGCTTGAACCCCCAGTTCTAACAATGGAATTTTCTTTTTCTAATATTCCACCATTAATCATAGAATATTTTAATGTAGAACCATTATTATAATCATTATATTGACAATAACCCATACTTGATGAATCCAAATTACTACACAAATAAGGTGGTGTATTTTTTAAAACAAATTTATCAAATATCCCTTTACCACCACTAAAACTTATCATTAAAGTACTACTACAATTAAATGTATCATTATAACTATATATGAAAGACGCTGAAGGTCCAACACAATATTTTCCTAAATAGAAATTATTCTTTGAATTTAAAGATCCACCTGTATTAATCGCTAATGCTGCATAATTTGAACTAAGATCACCTATTATTTTACTATTTTTAATCAAGCCATAATAATCTTGGAAATTTATAACTTGTCTTGGATTCCCACTGTTATTAAAAATACAATTATCTATAACAGTACCAACCCCTCTCATATATAATAAACTGGAATAATCTGTAGAATTTATTATATTAAGATTATAAAATCTCCAATAATTATCATAAGATGCAATCATATTATAATTTCCTCCTAAAAAATCTATGATGGGTTTTATATCACTGCTATCACTCCAAGGATCGTTAATACTATCTGCACCAATTAAATGCAAATAATTATCTTCAGTACCATCTTCGTCAAATGCAATATCCGCAGTTTGATTACATTTAGTTCCAGCTCTAATGATACCTATATCTCCTGCTGTTCTAATTGTGGTTGTAGTGTATTTATTAATAGTTTCCCATGCTGTCCCTGTACTAGTTCCTGCATGAGAATCATTCCCGGCATTACAATCTATATAATAAGTAGTACCTACAGGATTACGATAGAATAAATCTCCTATCCTTACTTCTTCTTCAAGTAATACTATTTCATATTTATCAATCAATCTATCACGTTCAATAATTAATTCATCCTTTTCTTCTTGATATTGTGCTTGTTCTATTAATTGATTAAATCGTTGTATTTTATCAGGATACATAACTTTTAATTCCTCCAATTGATGATCGTGTTTAAGATAAGTACCTCTTCTGATTAATTCCTTATTAAATTCTATATCATTCATACTTTCAAATTGACTAAAATCTAATCCTGTTTTATTAGGGATGATATCTTTCACAATGAAATCTTTCAATTTAGTCTTAGCTGGTTCGAGTACATTATGATATTCTTTATATTTTCCTTCTCTATTAGTAACAATTGGTTCAAGGAATTTATCAGCCATATTAGCTTCTTCTAAAACTTTATAACATCGGGTCTTAGTAGTTCTACCACAATAACGATAAATATCTTCTATATCACAATGATACCTTCCTACTGCCCTTAATTCTTCATTCACATAAACTGTTTCGGTTGTATTACTCCAAGTACCATAAGTTGCACCAGAACGACATACATCATAACCGTCAGTAGGGGTTAAATATACTGTAGTTCCACCTAACAATATCATTAATATTGTAGCAGTTATCCAAGTAAATTTATTCGATTTTGTTTCTTCTGCCATTCTATCCCACTATTTGAACTTTCCCTGCTGCATTTCTCCAGATATATTGGGTACAAGTAGCACCATTTAAACATACTTTATTCTGTGCATCAAGTTCTATATCATGTCCGTTAGCATCTAAATCAGCACCTAATTGTGGGCTTGTATCTTCCACTACATTCTCTAAATATTCAGAGTGGGTATGTCCTCCTCCACAAACTGTCCCTGTACAATCTCCTGAAGAATCGATAGTAGAAGTACATTCTAATTGTGTTCCTGTAGATTCATAACTACATAAATTTTCATCAGTTAAAGTTCCTTCATTAACACTGAATACTGTCCCAGTTAAATCAAGTAAGATTCCACTTGCTGTGAAAGTAGTGTCTTGGTCTGCCCTACAAGATAATGTATCTCCAATCCCATAAACATAATTATCAGCTGCACAATTCGAGGGGTAATCATCATGTGTTGTCCAATCTGATCTATTCACATATAATGCTGAAAACGCACTTATATTAATATTTCCTGTTCCTGAACCAGTAATTACTGTCCCATCTAAATAAGGTGTACCAAAAGTTACAGAAGTAACTGTTCCTCCACCTGCTGGTGCAACACATTCTACTCCTGTTGTAGTTGTATTCTGAATAAATTCACCAGCAGGGCAATCTCCTGGAGTATGTTTAGTATTAGCAGCCGTATCATCTGTATAACCATTTGGATTAGAGGCAGCATAATAATAACTTGCATATTGGCTGTTTAATTGTATAGCATTCCATGATCCATTAAGTAATATTGAAGCATCTTGCATTTGAGCTGTAGTGTTATAAGTATCGACAGTGAAATTAGCAGTATCATTTGTTATATATCCGGGAGAATTTGTAAAATTAACTAAATCATTATAACCTCTATCCCCTAAATTATCAGTGAATTGACTAAGAAAAGTAGGTCTATTCTGTACCCTAACCCAATCAACATAAATTTGATAAAAATTAGTTGTATTGACAAGAGCCAATAAATTAGATTCATTAAATCCTAAAGTTCCAGAAGTAGTAATTGTTCCAGTTACATAAGTACCATCACCTGATACTGAAGTTACTGTACCACTTCCTGTCCCCCCACCTAAACAAGTCTCATTGACACAAATACCTTTAGTAGCGTTCAGATAAGTCATACCTATCATGTAACGAATACCTTTCCCGTCAATATCATTATAAGGGAAATCATCCATAGCATAAGCTATAGGAAGAATTAATAATATTAAAATTAATAAAAAATTGATTTTCATTACAACACACCTATGTTATAACTACTTTTCCTATATATATTTTGCTACCTATAGAATCAATAATTACTAAATGTTCTACTGCAACACCCAGGCTAACTATTTGTGCCTCTATTTCAGTCTGACTTGTTGCATCTACATACTTTCCTGTTACTGTTGCAGTCATTTCTTATTCACCTTTCTACTCTTACGAGGTTTCCTTATTTTACGCATCACTTTAGCTGCGATAGAAACATCTTTCTCATCTACCTTACCATCATTATTCAAATCCATATTTATTGCTTTTTTGGTAGGTTTCTGTGGCTTAGAATCGTTTGTAGTATTATCACCACAAACAGGACATGTTTTATGATTCTTATGAGCTAAATCTTCTTCTATTCCTTTCCATTTACAATTTATACATTTATACATTGTTTATCACCTTTCTTAAAAAATAAAATAAAAAAAAGTTTATATTTTACCATAAACTGTTATTGCTATTTTAACCCCTGCTCCTGCTGATTCCTGGAAAGTAAAAGTTCTTCCAGATAATGTATAGTTCACATGAGTATCAATATCTTCTCGGATAGTTATCTGTGCAAACTCTGGATTACCCAAAGGACAAACCCAAGTATTTGCATTACCGACATCTAACAAAGCATGATATATAGCTTTTGGTACTCTATCATATAATTGATCTTCTGTTACTGCTGTCATTGTTAATCACCTATGTGTGTGTAACAATTAAACAGATTTCTTCTACACCAGCTGTGTTACTTGTTAATGTATATGTTGACCAAGTAGCATCTGTACCTGTTGAACCCACATTAGCACCATCATCAGTTTCGTAATCGATTCCTTCAATATCAGCTATTGTTGAGTCTAATGTTGTCAAGTCTAAAGTTTCACCAGTTGTAGCTGAAGTGAATCTAACATATAATTTTGATCTTCGTTTTGGACTTCCACTAATTATTGAACCTGTTATTGGTTCACAAAAAGCTTCAGTTACAGTAATTGCAGTCATTTTCTTTTTTCCTCCGTATTATTTATTTATAAAATTAAAAAAAAGTTAAGAATTAATCTTAACTTATTGCGTTTCCGTAAATCTGTACCATTCTAATTGGGTGTAAGTTGTAAGCACACCAGTACATTTTTATGAATCCTTTGTCAGCATCTGAATCTTTACCTAACATTTCAAGTGTAGGTGGTACCCAGATAGCTAGTCTATGTGTAGCTCCGTCAATTAAGAACCAGTCATCATCATTACAATCCTTATCTTCAAAGATAGGGATACCATCAATCTCAAGCATACCTTCAAATCCAAACCTTGAACTAGTAGGTGCTACTCTCTGGATAGCATCATAAATTCCTCGGAACTTATCTCCCTGGATATGGTCACATACAAAGAATAAGTTATTCTTATCAGCACCTAGTTTGATAGCTTGTCTTTTAGCAGCTCTCAAATTACCAATACTAACATCAGCTGAGTTACCATTAATGTAAGTATCTCCTGCACTTGTTGGATTAAGGAATCCTACATGAGCACTTCTTGTATATCCATAAAGACTTGTATTACCTGCACTGTCAGTGATATACTCAAAACCAATTGGTTGAGCTCCTGTCTCTAATCCAGTCTCAGCGAATAGTTGTATGTTAGCATAAGATAACAAATCTTCTGTAGCTGAAGCAACCTCAAGAGCAAATACATCTCCCACTGGTCCACCTTTAGCAGCAGCGATCATGTCACCATCTACTTCAATTCCAACAGCTTGTTTCTTGAACTTAGTCTGTGCTTGTAGTCGTGTACCGTTCCCAGTTACTACTGCATTACCTGTATAAAATCCATTTGTTGATGTATCAAGTGAATTGTTAATAGCTGTCTTTACTTTGAACTGTACTTGGTTATTACCTTTAGTACTGAAGTCATCCTTATTAAGTAAACCCCATGTAGTTGTTGCCTGGTTAAGTGTATTATAAATTACTGGATCGAATACATCTTGTAGTTCAGGAGCTGATAAGTAATATTCGCTTCCTTGATTAGTAGTGATTCCCAGTCCTTTCATTTCTAACATTCTACCGTTAGTTTGGAAATTCTTGAAACCATCTTTTCTAAACTCGATTGATCTAGTAGTTTTAATTCCACCGTCAGTTAATTTTAATGAATCAGCTAGTTTACCTGCTGCTTTCCATTGCATATCAATTGATGCTTCATACTTAACTGAACCTGCTTTGAAAGAACGTTTACAACCAACTGCTTCTTTAAACTGTACCATCTCAACTGATTCTTTCTTTTCATCAGCATCTTTAATTGTACCAGCTTTATCTTCTACTTTTTCATCTTTAGTAAGCTCTTTGACTTCGTCCATGATAGCTTGTTTAAAAGCCACCATCTTATCTTCGTCAGCTTTCTTTTCCTGGGCCTTCTTCAAATCTAAATATTCTTTCATTTGTGTTTCTGTAAATGAAATTGATTTAACTTCTTCTTTAGGAACAGGTGTTTCTGTTTCTTGTTTATTGTCTGTCATTTTATTATCCTCCATTGTATTAATATTATCTTTCTTGAAATTTAAATTAGTTTTCTGTTCTGTTAATTTCTTATCTATTTCTTTCAAACGCATTGCATACTCATTCATTGGCCTAGGTACTATTGCATACCCTTTCAATGTTGTACCTGTTTTAAGTGTACGTTCATAATAACCATCCATCTCTTTCAAGTCGTAATTTGCATTATTAAATTCTATAGAAAAACCATCATAAGTTCCTATATCTAATCGTGTCTTAGTAGTTTCAAATTCATCGTGTGTAGGATCAATAATTGAATCAGTATATAATCCATGATGAATCCCATCTGGCAAAGTTATGACACTTGTTGTACCCCTCTCAGATACACCTGCTACTACTGGATCACCTCTATCATGTTGGATACTTACTTTATTAGCTCGTGGGACACCATCGTTAAGTTCAGTTCCCCATTCGTTTAATAATTCTAAATCACACCTATCTCTGATGTGAGCTCCTTCAGGTGCTTCAGGTACGAGTAATTCTCCTTGTGTATCAGCAGTATTAATGAATCCTTCATCTAAATGATCAGTAGAAATGAATCCCCCAATAGTCATGGCATCCTCAAGACTTTTAATCTCAATACCACCAATGTTACACTGGATAGATTTATTGTTTGTTTTATATTTAGTCTTTGCCATTTTCTTACATTATATTATGTGTTTAGGGGTTTATAAAGTTTACTAAGTATTTTTAATCATCCACTAACACTAATTCAAAAGTAGTATTTAATCCTCCACCTGCGGAACTACTAATGGCACTAACTTTAATATCTGTCAATGCGGGAACTTTTCCTGGCACTGGAAAAGGCATAATCATAAAACTTGTTCCATCACTTTGTAATCCAAAAGTTCTTTTAAGTTGGAAAACACCACCATAAGGTCTCATCATCATACGACCTGAAATTGTATAATCTCTATTTGAACCAATAAGGCTGTTTGTCCCTTGTTGTAAATATCCTGTTTTACCTAAAGGTATTGTGTATAAAGCCATTAAGGTTTGGTTATTACCATCTTGAACCTGTGCATAAATAACTGTGTCTGCTGTATTGATAGCTTGAATATTTCCAACAAAATCAGATGTTCCCATATTCTTCATTCTAAAAACTCTCCATAAAGGAGTATCAAGTTCAACTGGTGTTGTCCCAGTTAATGTTTTTGTTTGAATTGTTAATTCTCCATTAATATCTAATCCTTGGACTTCTACTGGTTCAGTATCTCCTGAATCACTATCAATATATGTTATTGGTGCTGTACCATTAGTTGGATAAGGATAAGTTCCACCAACGTCCCAAATATCTTCATAAGCTCCAGTTCCTATATCTGCATTTTGACCAAATTTAGAAACATTAGAAGCGCCACTTACAAGACCTTGTGCAATAGCCAAACCACTTGAATTATCACTTATAGATAAAAATCCATCTGTAGTAACTTGTACATTTTGTGTGTCTCCATTAGGGTCTTGACCTTGTAAAGAAGAATTTGTTTCAGTTGATTTTGCTATTGTTAAATTACTAAGGCCTACTTCTGATGCAGTATTAAATTCTAGTATAACTCCATTAAAAGCCTTTTGACCAAATTCTGCTAAAAAACTATTAGGGTCACTTGGTGCGAATGATTTTGTATATCTAACTGCTTCTCCACTTCCTAATAATTTGATTGTGATAGAAGCACCAAAACCTTTTGCAAGATTGTCACATCCGAAACCTATCCCATGCGAATATATTGTTCTCTTAAACCATAATTTAATTATCTTTGGATTATCAGAAGTTGTATTTGAATTAACAGTTTTCAATGAATCAAAATAATCAGTAATAACCCCGCTAAAATCCCCATTATCACAATTTGGAATATCTAAATCTTTCACATAAACAGAATCCCCATCTGTTGGGAATGGATCTTGTGGGCCTATACTACTCCCATCAGAATTTCTTATATCAGCTAGTACCCTTTGAAAAGGTCCCGACACTCCATTTTGTCCTGGAACTTCTTTAGCAGTCATAGTCTATATAAGTTCCCTGTGAAATTCATAAAACTAACACTACCATTATCAATCTCTTCATTCTTGATAGCTGTCTTGTAAATGAAATCTGTACTCTTATAAATTAAAGAAGTATAAATATCATTAACACGCATGAATATCCGTAACATTCCTCCTTGGTCACGTGTTTTATCTTCATTATATAATTTTAAAAACATATCATAATTAACTGACATTGTATCTTTACCAATCAATTCTTTATAATATACTTCTGAAGTGGAATCTAATTCTTTTATTTCTACAGAACTTTCATTATCACGTTCTGATTTGGCACCAGTACCACTCGGTTTCTTACCACGACTAGCGATTGTCTGTTCCTGCTCAAGTTTCTTCTTAGCAGAACGATTCTCATCATTCTTACTCTTTGGATTCTGAGAAGGTTGTCCAGGTGTACCTATCCCCTCAGCTGATTGGTTTGCTTGTTCCAATTGTAGTTCCTGTTGAGGATCAGGTTGCCATTCCTCCACATCAGTCTCATCAATACCTAACGCTTCTAATCGTTTCCGTTCAGTTAATTGTTTACCAGCTTTCAAAAGGATAGTATCCATTGTTAATAAGTTATTAAGCTTATTCATCTTAGCTGTTTCTTTCCGGATATCACGTTGTAAATTAGGATTATCAAACACTATCTTGACACCAAAATAAGGCATCCATAACTGAGTATTCATGTCTTCAGCGAATATAGTCTGCATCCATTCAACCACTTCAGCATACTCATCTTCAGCAGCTCCACCACCTTCAACAGAAGTATTAGTACCACCCACAATGAAAGGGATAGATTCTTTACTGATACCCCATTGCATAGCTAATACACCAGTTATATATAATCCCAGTTCTTTAAACTGCATATCTTCTATACTACGAATATCTTTAATATCTATATCACCAGTGAATAACATGTTCCCATGCTTATTATCTACCAGTTTATATTTTTGGAGTAATTCTTCCATTCGTTTGAATGATTCAGTATTAGCTTGTAAATCTTTAGCGATGATTATCTTGTCAGGCATACCACCATTCTGTTGGATACTTAACATGTTTTGCCACATGAAACGTAATAATTCCAATTGAACAATAATACCCTCGACACAAGTGAACCCGTTAGGTTTCCCATCAACATTCATCATAGTATAATGGATCATCTCGTCAGGATTAAAGAATACGTCTTTACCACCAACTATATGATTATAACCTTTGAAATCGTAATTATCATGGATATTCTCAACAGTGGTAGAAGGAACATAACGATATTTCCTTGGGATTAATAATGCCTCATCAACACCATCAGCAGAACTAATATCTTCATTCTTAGTCATGTCCCGATAAAGTTTATTGATATAAACATTCTCAACAGATTTCAGTTCAGTCTTTAACTGAGTAGGCATTAATTTGTCATACGCTTTCTTGATAGCTTCCTTGACAATCTTATCCTTCAGTTTACCTTTCCAACCATAACCATCACCAGTAGCGATTATATCAACTAACTGAGAAAACATAATGTCACGCACCTGATTCTGTAACACAAACTTATTAGCAGCTAATATCTTATTCCTACCAGACACAGTATTATTAAGCGGTTCAAAATGAAACTTAGAAGTTACATTCCTTGCTATCTTAGTAACGAACGCAGTCAGTTCAGGGATAGACTTGAACCATTGCATCAGTTTCTTCTTACGATTCATCTGATTAACTTCATAGATGAACCCGTTGATAGAAGCTGACACAGAATTAATCATTGGTAAATGACGTTGGATTGGGGTATTGTTCCGTTGACCTATCGCTGTGAACACTTGCTGGAAAGTTGTTGGCATCTTTATTCTTTACTCCTTATAGCTTGATTGATCTTCTTAATTGTCTCCAGGATTAACCAATATAAACAACCATACAAAAATGGTGTTAATACGGAATACCATCCATGGTGATAATTAAACAATACCTTGAGAGATATTGTTATCAATGAACCAATCATTAATATGTTCTCAAGTAACCAACCGAGGAACATAAAGTAAAGGTTTCTATCAGTTGTTTTCCAATTTTTATACATACTAGCTTCTGTTGTCTCTGCAAGGAAAACATGGATACTGATGATTTTATCTTTATATACCTTTAACTTATGTTTGAAGTCACTTATAAAGTTTTTCATTCTAGACAGCATCTACATCATCCTTCTTCAATTGTTTCTTGTTATGATCTTCTTCTAACTTCTTCAATATCTTATTATCAGAAATCATTTTACCATCAATCAATAAGGGTTCCAGTTCAGTTTTAGTAAATCCTACATTCTTCAATGCATCATAATATCGGTTACGTTTAGTCATTGCTTGTTTCCATATTTGTACTTTAGTATTGAACTCACACACAAGTACCTTCTTAGGCATATCAATACCGTACCATTTAGGTTTATCCTTGATAGTATCGTACTTCTTATGGATGTTCTCCAGAGTATCAGCTTCGGCCCACACATACTGTTGACCTATCTCGGCACTACGTAATTGTTCCTGCATAAATATTCTTTCTTTATATTTCCCTTCGATAATATTCTTCTCTTCTTCCTCAGTTGATTTCTGGAACCCTCCTGGTACTTCCATATCACTCTGTTTAATACTTTTCTTCTTCTTATCAATCTGTTTCCTTATCTCTTCAGCACTCAAAGAAATGTTCTCTGTTTTCATACTCTTCATTCTTCAACCTCAAACTTGCCTTTCTTGGTAACCTTCTTACCTTCCTTGTTAATCTCTGTCTCTTCCTTCTTCGATTTCTTTATCTGTCGTTCTTTAATAGATTTCTCACTCAGTTCTCTCAATTCCTTATCAAACTGTTGTTGAGTTATAATTGTAGCATAATCTTTTATGTTACTAGTCTTGAAATCATAATCATCACCAGCACCACACTTGTTATACACTAAATGAGCTTGTATCCCCATCATAACATCTTTAAATCCACACTTCTTACATTTATACATCATTTTTAACACCTTATTAACCATTCATTTGAATACATATCTAATGCACTTGGTGTCCATGGGAATCTTTTAAATGCCCAACCACCTGTCTCAGTTTCGTTTTCATACTTAACATCTTCTTTTAAACTACCTACTTTACAAAATGTTCCAGATACAAATACTAAATATGGTTCTGTGTTTAGACTATGTTCATCAGGTAATTGTTGTCTGATATACATTATCTTCCCTGTTTTTAATCCATTCCAATTTTCATTAACAATCTGGTTTCCTTCTTTTAATGCTTTTATAGCTTTTTCAAAATTCATTTTTTCTTTTCCTCCTTATCCCATACTGGAACATTAATTGTGTCAACGAAATATTTTATATCTCTCGCTTCTCCACTATCATACATACGATACTCTTCAACAGTCGGTACTTTACCATCATACAGTTTATGTATCTGATGGTATGACTCCAACATGGCAATGTCCATAACACCACGATCGAAAGTATCTTCCAATACCTCAGTCAACCATAATTGTAATAGTAATACACGAGCACGACAATGAGGGTTATCTTTCGACCAAGTTAACCAAGAATCATTACGAGTAATCTTATTTTTATAATAACCTAGTTTATTTTTTATATTTGGATCATATATTATTCGTTTGAAAGTTTCTTCTATCCCTTTCATATAACTATGATAACTGATACGTATCAGGTTATTACAGTTCTCTTTAGGGATATCATCAATCCCTTGTAAGACATATTTCCCTATCAGAACATCCAATATCTTCAAAGCAGTATGAACTATCTTCACTTTAACAAACTTATGAACTCTATCCCAGCGTTTACTATATTCCTTGAAATTATCGACTGGCCGGAAAATATTGTTCCTGATAGTTTTAGTGATTACCTTCCCTTTCTTATCTTTCACTTTCACTTTGACGAATTCCTGTTTATTAAATATATTTTCCAATAATTCATTATTCATTTTCTATTCACCTTACGAGCAGCTTCCAGTAATTCTTTAGTGACCGGGTTCTTACTGGCATCAACATATCTCTCAACATCATACAATCCAGTATGTTTAATACCATACCCAGCAATTGTTAATATAATGAAAGATATCCCGGCCATAATAATTATCTGAGTAATATTGAGAGTGATACCTCCTTTCTCCAGAAGATACACAATAGCCATTATCTCTGGGAACTTACCAATGAACCATGATACCTGTTGAACGCCTAAATCTAAATAAAACTTTATACTGTATAATTTCCTGAATAACCAATTATTCAAGATATAATCTTTCACTTTTCCCATGGTACACACAACCCGATACTTTTTATATAATCTTCAAAATAAGGTAATCCTTCCACATTGAATGGACAACCCTTATAATTCCATTGACCATCCTTACGCCAGGTACAAAATATCATCTTAGTCTCTTCACCCAGTTCATACTTATCAATACAATGACCATGTTTAGTTCGTTCCTGGATAGCTCTCTTATACATCCGGCATAATGTCTTGCCTGTACTGAACCGCACTAAATGTTTACACTTCTTCAATTTAGGTATATTATCCTTATAAACCATATAATAGCAACAATGACCACATCTTTTGCAACCCTGTTGATCTTTCTCATTCATTTAAAAAAACCTCACTGTTGGTGTTACTGCAACTGGATTATCGGCTAGGAAGATTAAACCTGCTGTTGCATCCATACTATCATCTAAGTCATTCTCATTCTCGTGATGAACCATTAAATAACCACGCATACTTTTCTTCATGATTATATGTCTCGCTTGGTAATCCCACTCTTTACTCTTAACCCGGTGTAATAAACCTTTCTCCATGAAATATTTGAACCTCTGGAACATCCCTGACTTGACAGGACCGCTAAAGGTTATATCTTGGGGGTAGATATTAATCGCATTGAACAAAGGAGAGATACCACTGTTCCCTGTCACATCAACACCGAAAGTAGGGACAATACCATTCTTACTCCATTCATCTAAATATTCCTTCACACTCTTCTCATGATGCCAACCATCATCAACATTAACTTCACTACCTACCACTCGACTGATTGGATAACCAACCGGGTACGCTTTCAAGATAGGGATATAGATATGACAGAATCTATCGTCCTTCTCGTCAGGTTCAACAAACCCACCGCATAAGTATGATTGGTCGTGTTTACTACCTACGTCAAGGAAGAAGAAAGGTTGTTTGCCGATCATCTTCAATTCATCCAGTGACATGTCAAGACTCTTCTCTATCTCGTCACCAGTGAAATAATACCTGTCTGACATAGTACGGATAGCGGCTACAGTCGATTCGAACTCTGCTCGGGGTAATTCGTGTTTCAGTTCGTCATACTCCTCCTGAGTGTTACCAGGACAGTCAAGGTAATCGAATACATACACATGCCATTTCCGTGTAATACCATCTTTCAAGTATTGTTTCTCCAGTTCAGCTACATACGTATCAGCACCGTTTGGGTTAGAAAAGATAGTGATCCTACCTTTAGTATGGTAAGTACGGGGTTGAGCTACTTGTTTGAAGAAGTAACCAATGTCAACGTCCCAGAACTCGAACTCGTCCAGGTTTAACTCGTGTAAGTCGTAACCCAGTAAACCCTCTGTGCAAGGAGCACATATTAGTAAATTAGTATATTTTAAGTTAGTAGTGCCTTTCTTATATTCCTTATCATCTTTAGCGTAGTAATGATTGACAGAGATAACACTCATACTATCACTACTACCCTTGACCTCTTTCCAGTTAATGTGAGGCATAGTTTCCAGGATAGATTTAACCCTACGCATCTGGTGTGTACTCTGGGGTAATGATTTGGATACGATAGCTTCATTATGTGCTTTACCATGATCTTTCAATAGATTACGAGCTGCCTTGACATCTAACCCTAGTGACTTCCCTATCTGGTTAGCTGCCCGGAATATCTTGAAGCGGTGAGGATCGTTCAATATCATATCCTGGTAAGGGTATAACGAAAGTCGTTCCCCGTTCAGTCTGAATTGTAAGTAAGAGAAAGTTGTTAAGTCAAGGAACAGAGATTGGATAGTGTAAGGGTTGTTTATCTTACCATCAACATACGCCTTGCATAAGTCCAGCTTAGCATTGTAAATGTCATGGTTAAGGGAATCACGATTAATGTCCTTGTTCCAGTCAATGTCAAGATAGTTATACGTTTTCATTCTTTCTTATAATCTTTATTTATCAATTCAGATAGTAACATACCTTTTTTATATATAATTCCCTCATAATCTGTGTCTTTTAATAATTCTGAAATCTTTTGTCTTATTTTTATTATATCATTCATTTTTTACCTCTTCATAGTCGGTATCAACCACTTTCTCATCAGGGAGATGTTTACCCCTGATAATGTTATTGATACTCGTTAAATCAAGTGTCTGGTGACTGTCAATGTTAATCTGTTTAGGTGTGTCACGATCTACCTGTTTATCATCATACTTAACACTATTATACAACATGTCAAGCCATTGCCCCTTAATACCAGTTATCTCCTTCTGCATAGACATAACCAGTTTACGGTAATCTTTGAACTCTAATTCACCACGTTCTACCTCACCAGTACCTTTCTTAATATAATCGTTCAGTTCACGATTGAGACGGTTCATAGTAGTGTAGTTATGGAGTATCTCTTTATTCAACATACTAAGGTTGAAATCACGTTGCCATTCAGCGATACTCTTATAGTAAGCTTTACGGGAGAAGAGTTTCAGGAACTTATCCTTCTTAATACATATCTTGTCAACAGGAGGTTTAGTCATACCATTACTATCTAAGTAATTACATTCCTTTGTATCGGCCCAGTCACAATGCATACAACCATGTAAACCAGCGATACCTTTAGGTAACTTGAAATGTCTTGTGTCAGGAGTGGCGTAGATATATTCGTCCTTTAACTCGGTATCTATATCACGGTCACTATTGAACTTAACCAAGGATTTCCTATCCTTCTCAGCAGATACCACTTCTTCCTCAACATCATCTAATATATCATTCATCTTTAATCAATATAACATCTTCCTGGGGTAAACTGAATATATCTTCTCCCAGATTTAGCTTTCTTAAATACAAGTCCACCACATTCTAAATCACCAAATTCATCTTCTATTTTATTATCTTTGATGAATTTTCTTATCTCTTTTTCAGATTCAAATCCAGTACCATAAGTCATTCCTCTACATTCCAAATATTTATCTATTTTACTTTTCATCATCATCATCCATTATTCTTTGAAGTTCTTCCTGTAAGAAAATAATCTCTTGTCGTTTAATATTTATTTGATTTTGTAATGCAGATATTAATACTCTTTGTCTATCATTCATCATTCTTCTCACCCATTATCTTTTCAATACGCTTATTGAACTTACATCTCTCCAAGAACTCAGTAACCAAAATACCTTCTTTATCAATAGAAGAGGATAGCAAGTCAGGACCAGCGACAGTATCTACAAAGTCACGAACGATATGATTAACTACCATACCCTTACTCATTACATTACCACGACTATCAACCAAACCATAATTACATACATACCAATGTAAGATATCGATATCCAACTGATCAACCTTAATTGGGAAACTGTTCAAACTCATAGAATATAGTATAACCTTAATACTTTAAATACTTTTATATCATTTAGTATATAAGTGCAAATAAGCTCAAAACTGAAAATAATATAAAATTTCTAACCCCACTAACTATACCAATACACATAATCATTATTGACTACTACCCCGTAACTATTATGTATAATCTATTTAGTCTACTTAGTACTATTTAGTTTTATTATGATTTATATAATTTATATAATTATAATTAGTTTTATATAATAGTGTTGTTATTATATAATAGTCATACGTTAGGTTTATATAATGATATACTCTTAATAGTAGTATGAAAGACATAAGAAGTATTGGTTATTGGAACACTCATAGTTATGGTTATAGTGTAATGGTACATAGGAACATAGTAAAGAGTATGATAGTCTTACTAGGAGTATTAGTACCAATAATAATACCTTTACCATTATGTTTATATGTTAGTAGTAGAGTAAAGAGTCATATAAGAGTAAGCTTCTAAAGAGTGTTAAACAAAGGGTTACGAAAGAATCTATTTAGTCTATATAGTACTAAATAGGAAAAAAAGGGTTAAAAGAATAGGTCATTATATAGTGGAGTGTATGTGTTTTATTGTGTTACTGTTTGTTAGTCTCTCTCTGTATGTTCTTGAGTCAAAAGGCTTTATAGTGGTAGTGTATAGTGTAAGTGA